ATTATAAGATATGGCGCGGTTGTACTTAATAGAGCGCTTACAAGTAAACGGAGTCCTTTTTATTATAAATACAAAAAATATTACACAAACCTTTACGGAGTTAATATGGTACAATGTCCAAAAGATAATTACGCGAAAAGCATATTTAATTTGCCTAATGATGAAGAAATAGCACAATGGGAAAAACTAGAAAAGATTGACGTAGCACTAGAAAAGGTATATTGGTATGACAAAAAGGTATTCGAGTTATATTATTATGAAGGAAATACATTAGACAGTTTAGCGACAAAAACCGGTATTAGCAGGAATAGTCTATTCAACACAATAGATAAGGTCAGAGAACTTATTAAAATCAGCATAGATGAATAGATATTTTGTTACAGACGAGGTCTATAAGGAACGTATGAATATATGTAGAAGTTGCGTTTATTATTTTAAGCCGACCGGTCAATGTAAGCGTTGTATGTGTTTTATGAAAATTAAGTCTAGACTTGCGCCGTTAGATTGTCCGGAAAAGTATTGGACTAAAACGACCGAAATGAAACAACCGGAAGACTTACCGCCGGAAATAGTCGAAGAGGTGTTAAATATATGGGAGGAAATAAAAGGAGGAAGAGCGAAGACACAAAAAGATAAAAAGAAAATGATAGAATTACATAACTATATTTACAATACTAATTATAGTTGGGGAACTAACTGCGGAAGTTGTTTAAATAGTTGCTTTAATAACATAAAAACATTAGTAAACTTATACAAATAATTATGGATATACCAGAATATTACAAAGGTAAAAACGGATATATGGCAAAAGACGTAGTCTCTAATTTTGATTTAAGCTACAATGTAGGTACTGCTGTAACCTATTTACTCAGATCGAAAAACAAACACGATGACGGCGGAATAGAGGACATTAGAAAAGCGATTAATCATCTACATTTTGAATTAGAGGAATTACATAATAAATATGATAAACTAAAGAATGGCACTATATAAATGCGAATGTGGTCAACAAAAGTATATTAGTAAAGCGACTATTATTCTTGTAGATAATAAATGGGTTACTAAAGAAGCTAAATGCGAATGCGGACTTTATATGGACTCTAAACCCGCCGAAGGTATGCCAAGTCTAATAAGAACAGAAGATTCGTTAAATCGAAGCAGAGCGTGGTCAGAAGCTAAAGAAATAGTAACCGGCGAACGCGGAATTAATGAAGACTTTAAATAAACATAAATAAAATCTATTATATAATATGAAACTAAAAACAAGCCAAATACAATCAAATAAACAGAATCCGAGAATAATTAAGGAAGAAAAGTTTAAAAAATTAGTACAAAGCATAAAAGAATTTCCTAAAATGTTAGAAATACGACCAATAGTTGTCGACGAAAATAATATTATTTTAGGAGGAAATATGCGTTTCGAAGCGTCTAAGGAAGCCGGACTAACAGAAGTACCGGTAAAAGTCGTTAAAACGCTATCAGAAGAGGAAAAACAAGAGTTTATTATTAAAGATAACTTATCATTCGGTGAATGGGATTGGAATATTATAGGAAACGAATGGAACGAGAACGAGCTTGGAGAATGGGGAATGGACGTATGGCAACCCGACAATATAGATTTTGAGCCAAGTCTTAATCCGGACACTAAATATTCTGAAATAACACAAAAAGAAATAGAAGAGGAAGCTAAAAGGTTAGCAGTAGAAATGATTAGAGAATCTAAAAACGTAGATGTAATATGTCCGGAGTGTGGACACGAGTTCGAAATACAAATAAAATAATTAATATGAAATTTACAAACGGAAACATTAACGACCCGCGAGTCGAACAAAACATTAAAAAACATTATCCGAACGGATTAGACTTTTGTTATACAGACCCTCCTTGGGGCAACGGAAATCTAAATTATTGGCAGACTATGAATAATAAGAATAACGACGAAAATATGAGCGACCAAATAACGCAAGAAGAGTTAGAAAATATAGTTGTGAATCTTATAACTAATAATGTCAATAATTATGCTTTTATAGTTTACGGGAAACGCGAAGCATCAAGTATGATGTCTAAATTTAAAGCTAAGAAAAACGTAAAAGATATACAATATATTAAGAAGAAATATAGATCTGGCAGTAATTGGCTAGAAAATTGTATAATAGTTGTAACGCTTAATAATGCAGAGATAAAAGATTGGTCAATACTTAACGGATTAAACGGAATAAAAAGTCTACAAAAAGTATGTGAAGTTTTTAAAGGTCAATATAAAAGTTGTTTAGAATTATTTATTGGAATCGGTTATTATTTAAAAGTATTACATAAGAACGGATTTGACGTAGTAGGAAATGAATTAAGTAAAGCGCGACTAAGTAAAGCATTAAAAAAAATACAATGATTGATATAAACCAAATACCAAACGACTTTTTAGATAAGGCAAAAAAAGAAGGAATATTAGTTCCGGTTAAATTAGATGTCATAACTTATAAAATAGACAATAAAATAGTAGGTATGGCAGGTATTAAAAAGCTAGGAAGTACGGCATTATTTAAATGTGCATACGTTCTTAAAGAACATAGAGGAAAAGGAATATATGATTATCTATTTAAAAAAAGAATGATTATTGCGGAAGACTTAGGATATAAAAAAATGAGGGCGTTCTGTACTAAAATGAGTGTAAACACTTTAAAACGATACGGATTTAATATTAAAAAAACATATAAGAACGGAATTACACAAATGACGTATGAAAATATATAGTAAAACGAACGTATATGAAGCAGCTAAAAAAAGAATAAGTCGATTATTCGAAGACTTTGACCAAGTAGTTGTCAGCTTTAGTGGTGGAAAAGATAGTACAGTAGTTTTGGAATTAGCGTTAGAAGTAGCAAGAGAAAAAGACAAACTACCACTACCGGTTATGTTTTTAGACCAAGAATGTGAGTGGCAAAGTACAATAGATTACGTTAAGGAAGTTATGTATCGTAAAGAAGTAAAACCTTATTGGTATCAAATACCTATGGTTATCACAAATAATGCGTCTACAAATAGTCGATATCATTATTGTTGGGACGTAAAAGAAAAAGCAGATTGGATACACGAACAAGATAAAATAGCTATTACAGAAAATAATTATGGTACAGATAGATTTCACGAACTATTCGAAAAGATTGCCAAAGTAGATTTTAAAGAAAATACTTGTTATTTAGCCGGAGTAAGAACAGAAGAAAGTCCGACAAGATATATAGCTTTAACGTCTGCGGTTACATATAAAGATATTACTTGGGGCAAGATACTTAATAAGAAAATAAGTCAATATACTTTTTATCCTATTTTTGATTGGAGTTATACGGACGTATGGAAATACATAAATGATAAGGATTGTAAGTACAATAATCTTTACAACGAATTATATAAACAAGGAGTTAAGGTTATGGATATGCGCGTCTCTAATTTACATCACGAAACGGCATTAAAAAACCTTTTACTTGTGCAAGAAATAGAGCCAAAGACTTGGAATAAAGTAAGTAAGAAAATAGAAGGAGCAAACACAATAAAACATATAAAAGGGAACTCCTTTACTTGTCCGCGAGAACTTCCGTATATGTTCGAAGACTGGCGCGAATACGCTTTACATTTAGCAAAGTATCTTGTTCCGGACGAAAATTATAGAGAATTACTTGATAAGAAAATCGAATCACATAAGATATATCACGACGGATTAATACATAGAGACTTTTGGCGTAAAATAATAGATACAATATTAAGTAGCGATTTTGACTTTACTAAGCTAAAGAATTGGACTATGAGTTCACACGCTGACGCATATAGACGCTATCATATGAATCCAAACGGAACGGATAAGGTTAAGAGTCGTTGGATAAAACCAATGACGTTATCGACTAAGTATTTGACATTAGAACAAAAATTAGAAGTATTAAACTATTTTAAAAATGGAGAACATAAAAAAAGCAATTAAAGAAGCTATAAAAAATTGTAAAGACAGATCTAAACTATTAAACGATATACGAGAATACTTACATAAAGAAATATCGGAAGTTAATCAACCGATTGATTTAGTTAAGTGGGTACCAATAAAAGACGTACAACCTAATGACTATAATCCGAATAGTGTAGCTAAGGTCGAAATGGGTTTGTTATATAAGTCGATTAAACACGACGGATATACACAACCTATTGTAACGATATATGACGAAGACATTAAAAAATATGTAATAGTAGACGGCTTTCATAGATACTTTACTTGTCTACAAAATAAAGATATACAGGAGCGTAATAAAGGACTTCTGCCAATAGTAGTAATAGAAAAAGATAAGAACGAACGTATGGCAGCTACAGTAAGACATAATAGGGCAAGAGGTTCGCACTCTATAAGCGGAATGAGTAGTATGGTATTCGATATGCTAGAAAATGGTTGGACGGAAGACGAAATATGTAATCACTTAGGTATGGAACCGGAAGAGGTATTGAAGTTAAAACACATAACAGGCTTTAGTAAATTATTCGAGAATGTTGAATATAAAAAGACTTGGCAAACTAAAAAGATGATACGAATAAAAAAAGAATATAATGAACAAAACTGAACACACTAAAAAAGCAATATTAGAAGCGCTCGAAAAGAGTTTGGGAATAGTAACGACGGCTTGTAAGTCTGTCGGTATTGGAAGGACTACATTTTACGGGTGGTTAAAAGAAGACGAAGACTTTAAAAGAAAAGTCGAGGACATAAGTAATATTGCATTAGACTACGCAGAAAGTCAATTACATAAACAGATAGGAGACGGAAATAGTTCTGCTACTATTTTCTATTTGAAGACTAAAGGAAAAAACAGAGGTTATGTCGAGCGTTCGGAATACGAATTACTGACAGAAGAACCGATTAAAATAAACGTCAATATAAAAGGTGCTAGACATTAATACCGATTTCACAGAGACACAGGGAAAAGCAATAGAGTATTTATTAGACGAAACAACAACAGAGGTATTATTCGGAGGAGCAGCGGGTGGAGGAAAGTCTTGGGTCGGTTGCTCTTGGCTTATTCTTATGTGCTTACAATATCCTGGCACTAGATACCTTATGGGTCGGTCTAAATTAGACGCATTAAAAAAGACTACTCTTAATACCTTTTTCGAGGTATGCGAAAAGTGGGGCATAAAGAATAATAAGCATTATAATTATAACGCAAGTAGTAATATAATTAAGTTTTATAATAAGTCAGAAATAATGCTTAAGGATTTATTCTTGTATCCGTCAGACCGAAACTTTGACAATCTAGGGTCTTTAGAATTAACCGGTGCTTTTATAGACGAATGCAATCAAATCACAGAAAAAGCTAAAAACATTACTTCGTCGAGGTTACGTTATAAGCTTGACCAATACGGATTAATACCTAAAATGTTAATGACTTGTAATCCGGCTAAGAATTGGGTATATACACAATATTACAGACCTTCAAAAGAAGGTACACAAAAACCGCATAGAAAGTTTATACAATCATTAGTAGATGATAATTATTATATATCTAAATACTACAAGACACAATTACAAACTCTAGACGAACTTAGTAAACAAAGACTGTTACACGGAAATTGGGAGTATGACGCGACTAAGGATTCTCTTATTGATTACAATAGCATAATTAATATGTTTACGCAAAAAGGTAAGGAAGGCGATAAATATATATCTTGCGATGTAGCGCGTTTTGGAGACGATAGAACAGTTATTATGTATTGGGAAGGTCTACATATTAAAAAAATAAGAACGTTGCTTAAAAGCGCTATAAACGACGTTGTGAGCGAAGTAAAGCAAATACAACAGACTAACGGCGTACCATTACGAAATATAATAATCGACGAAGACGGAGTCGGTGGTGGTGCGAAAGACTTTTTAAGATGTCAAGGATTTGTGAATAATTCGAGACCATTAAAAAAAGAAAATTATCAGAACCTTAAAACGCAATGTTTTTATAAATTAGCCGAATATATTAATACTGCTCAAATAGGTATTACTTGTCCGGACATAAATATAAAGAATTTTATACTTGAAGAACTAGAACAAATAAGGACTAAGGACGCTGACAAGGATAATAAATTACAGATCGTACCGAAAGAGCAAATAAAAGACATACTTGGACGTTCGCCGGATTACGCGGACGCAATTATGATGAGAATGTATTACGAAATAGATTCTAATTATGGCAAGTATTTTGTACAATAAACTAAATTAACAAAATTTCTATTATATATTATGAAAGTCAAAATAAATAAAAAGGCAGAAACGCAAGAGTTCGAAGTAGTTAATAACTGGTCAGACGTAAGTCTAGAAAAGTGGCTAAAATTTTATCGTAAAAATAATGATAGGGCAGGACTCGAAGCAATTACACAATTAAAGGAATTAAGTAATATACCTTTAGACCTTGTCAAAGAGTTAAGCATACGCGACGTAGCGACTATTATGGAGCATTTTGAAAGGTTACAAAACGAAGCGGAAGTAAGATTGTCAAATATTATAGAAGTCGAAGGCATAGAATACGGATTCCACCCTAAATTAGACGATATAACTCTTGGCGAATATGCTGATATTGAGACTTTGATAGTAAACGGATTAGAGAATAATTTGCCGGAACTTATGGCGATACTTTACAGACCTATTGTTGAAAAGAAGAATGATAAATATACAATAGAAGCGTACGACGGAGACATAACGATACGAGCCGAAAAGTTTAAAAGAATGTCAGCAATAGATGTACAAAACGCAATGGTTTTTTTTTGGACTTTCGCCAACGAATTATTGACGATTTTGCCATCATATTTAATGGAGCGGATTCGCAAGATGTCTCAAGTAAAAGACTTCCGGACGAAGGATTCGCAGAAAAATGGGGGTGGTTCGGAGTAATGTATAGATTGACAAACGGCGAAATAGTAAACCTCGACAGGATAACTAAATTGCCATTATTAGAATGTTTAACTTGGTTATCTTACGAGACCGATTTAAACTTACAGAAACAAGTAAACTTAGAAGATGATACACAATAAGACTTATAATAATATTATTGACACACTTAAAAAGCTAGGAAACGCGCATAATATTATACAGACTACTACGAGTGGCGATATATGGGAAATAGATCTGAACAAGAATACTAAATATCCGCTTATGCATATAAACCCTGTAAACGTACAGACGGGACCAAGTACATTAACTTATAATTTCCAGATATTTATTATGGACTTAGTAAGCGAAAAGAGTAATTGGAAATCTAGTAATTATATATCAGCTACAAACCTTAGTAATAATCAAGAGGTACTTAGTGAATGTTTACAAATCTGTACAGATATAATAGGTATGTTAAGACATTCCGGTTGGCAAAGCGAAGTAGACCCATTAGATATTAACGAACCTGTAATATTTGCAGAAGGAGAATTTAATATTGAGCCGTTTCAAGAAAGGTTCGACCAAGAAGTAACGGGGTGGGTATTTAGTTTGCCCGTAATAGCGCAGTACGATTTCCAAACTTGTGAAATACCGGTAGACAACAGACCGATTGTACAATAATGTTTAAATTTAAAATATGGATAATAGAGATACAGATAATACCGCCAAAGATAAAAATACGAATTTAAGTTATGACGACGTTTTAGAGATGTTAGATGAGATAAGTATTAACTTAGAGTCTTATAATGACTATCCAAAAGGCGCGTCTAATAACGCAAAAAGGGCAATAAAATATAAGGAAGAGAACGGAACGTCTTGCGGTACGCGTGTCGGTTGGACTAGAGCCGGACAATTAGCAAGAAGGGAAAAGATATCAAGAGACACAATATCGCGTATGGCGAGTTTTAAGCGACATCAACAACATAAGGACGTACCCTACTCGGAAGGTTGCGGAGGTCTAATGTGGGACGCTTGGGGGGGTTCAAGCGGTATAAATTGGGCAATTAGTAAATTAAAACAAATAGATAAAAATAAAAAATAATTATGGCTACATTAACAACTACAGTTATCGAACAACTTACCTTAAATGGTACGCAAAGAGGTTCGACTAACGTAATATCAACAGACGGAATAAATGACGTAACAGAAAGAGTAGTATCTTGCACACAAGGACAACTTACAACTATCGGTGTTTTTGGTACGTCTAATCATTCTTCGGCGGGTGCGATAGATGTCGAGAATACAAAATATATAAGAGTTACAAATTTAAGTACTACTGACACTATATTTCTAGGAATTAGATGTGTTACAAATATATGTCCGCAAGTTTCTATAAGACCGGGTGGGTCTTTTATAATATTTGCAGGAGAAGACGCATTAGCAACGGCAATAGACGGAGAAACTTCCGTACCGACTTTTGAGTCATTTAAAGATATATCGTCTTTAATAGTTAAACCGGCTGCGTCAACAGATTGTCAAGTAGAATTATTTGTTGCATTATCGTAATGGCAGAAATGACCGCCATACAAAAGTACCTTAGAAGCTTTGCTTTATATGTACGAAAAGAAGCGAAGGCAAACGTCAAAGGAACAGATCTAGCTAAGTCGATTAAGTTTCGAGTACAAAAAACGGCAGAAGGATTTGAAGTCGAGTTTCGTATGGCAGATTATGGTAGGTATGTAGACAAAGGAGTTTCCGGAAATAAACAAATACAAAATTATAGAACGTATGACGGGCGTAATGTTGAAAGTCCGTACAAGTTTAGAGGTAAACAACCTCCACCGGATATATTAAGTAAATGGATTAGTAAAAAAAGAATAAAAGGAAGAGACCCAAAGACCGGACGTTACATATCTAATATGTCTCTAGCATATCTTATTGGTCGTAAAATTAAAAGAGACGGACTAAAGTCTTTGAGTTTCTTCCAAAAACCTTTAGGAATCGCTATGGACGCATTCGGATTAAATATGATGAACGCACTAAAGGAGGATATAATTAAAGGTTGGACTAAAGTAAAAACATAATATGGCATTAGTAATAGAACAAGAACCCGCTTATAGAACATTAGCAGCCGGTCAAGAAGTAATATATGTAGTCTCAGAAAATACAGGAATAGTTTTTAATAACGACTTAGTAAAAATAAATGCATTAGTTATAATATCTAAAAACGCTAATTTTACAGACGTTATACATTCCTCAAGTTATTCGTCTACGCCAAACAATAAAGGTGTAGCAATATTTGATTTTGGTCCCGTATTAGAAAACTATGTACTACCGCAACGTAATGGAGTATTGTCTAACACACCCGCTAGTGCGTCTACATTTAGTACTATACCTTATGACGAAACTACCGGATATCACGCTATACATCATATTGACGATTATGCTTTAGGCGAAGAGCCGGTCAAATATTTTATGGTAGGATTCACAATAGAATTTTTAGGTGCAGACCCTAATAATCCTAATGCTATTGCTGAAAACGGAATGTATGCACAACCTAATAGATGTCTAATATATAACGGCGTTTTATACGAAACAGACCAACTACAATATTCGAGTACTTTATCGCCAAATTATGGATATAATTTAGCCGGATTCAATTACATATTTAGCACAAGTGCAAGAAAGTTTTTAAGCGACAAGCCTACTCAATTATATGCTAGACTCGAAGACTACGGAACCTTTGCATTTTTTAATGGATTAGTTTCAGCAAAAGATAGTTTTGATACTAACGCAATAAGTTCGTCAAAAGGAATACAGCATATAGAAGTAAAGCAATATGAAATAGGGTCTGGAAATTTAATTAATTCTTACGAGGTTGTTAATAATCAAAATAACGGAGGTTGGAGCGGAAGGAATATTCTGATTGACCAACCTACAAATAGTCCACAAGTTCTACAAGCAAAATGTAGATTCTTGTTTTATGGCGGTTATCCGGCTAATCAACAAACTGCAAACGAATCTTTTAGAGCAAATATGAGCGCAACCGATTATTATACAATACAAGCTTTTTCGTCTGACTCAGTACCTTGTTCTAAAATATACACTATTAATATAATACGAGATTGCTTATATGAGCCGATTAGATTAGCGTGGTTAAACAAATACGGCGCTTGGGACTATTATACCTTTATGAAAAAAAGCGTTAAAACACTCGAAGCTAAAAGAGTCGATTATCATAAATTAAAAGGGACTTGGAATAGCGCTACATATAATGTAGCTATAAACAAAGGAGGAAGTAAAACATATAAAACTGAAACAACAGAAAAGATTACACTTAATACAGATTTTGTAAGCGAGGAAGACGCGGTATGGTTCGAACAGTTATTTACTTCTAACGAAGTTATGATTGTAAAACCTTTTTTTAGTATCAAAGTAGGTTCGACGCAGGTTATAAATAGATTCACAGAACCGGTTAAATTAATAACAAATAGTTTTACAAAGAAAAATAGAGTAAACGATAAATTAATACAATACTCTTTTCAAATAGAAAAGTCTTATAAAATAAAATCACAAGGAGCGTAATGTCAATACAATTAACTTTATATCCGCAATACTATAATGGTTATACCGCTACTACTGGTCCTGTTAGTTTAAACGAATTAGCTGACGCTAATATATTTCAAACCGGTATAACACCTGGTAGTCAAGTAACTACATTACCTTTTCCGGGTGTACCGGAGGTTGCTTTAAATTCTAGTCCGGCAAATAATAATTGGTCTTTTTATTCTAGTACATCAAACGGAGGCGTTGTTTTTCAATTTCCTTTTACACAAATAAATTTAGTTACGACTCCTATACAACTTTTATTAGGGTTCTATGGCGGTGGTGTAAACGGAATAAACGTTTCCGGTTGTTATCAAAGACTCACAGGATTAACAATAGGTCAAACTTACGAAGTCGTTTTAGATGTAGCCGTACCACAACCACATAATACGAATTTTAACCTTATGTTTTTCGGAGTTAATAACGCCGGTATGTTGACAGGAATACCTCCCTGTGGTGGCGGTTCAGCCGGATTTCAATTAATAGATACAACACAAGCCGGTATGACTACGCCTGTATATTTTACGGCTCAAAATACGACAGAAGTTTTTAACTTAACTTATGCCAGTACTAATAATCCGAACATAGGAAGTAAAATATTATTTATAAATGAAATTATTTGTAGAAAGGCGACTGTAATAGGTAAGGAAGACGGACAAAAAATAGCAGATCTATACAACGAAGAGGAAATACCTTTGACATTAAGCGTCGATACTTTTCAAAATGCTTCAGAAAAACAACAAAGCTACAGTAAAGCGTTTAAGCTACCTGCGACAAAACATAATAACGAAATATTCGAGAACCTTTTTGACGTCACTAGAAACTCTTTAAACGTCCCTGTGTTTAACGTATATCGACAAACTAGAGCGGTATATAAGGAAGACGGACACGTTATATTTAGTGGCTATATGCGACTAATAGACATAACATATAAAGATAACGAATACTCTTATAATGTTAATTTGTATAGCGATTCCGTCGCTTTAGCGTCTCTTATGAAAGCCGAAACTATGGCACATATAGACTTAGACGAATTATCACACGTCTATAATAAAGGCAATATATTTAACTCTTGGAATGGTCAGCTTCCGTTAATTAATCCAATAGGAGCAAATAGTTTTGCAGGTAATTTAGGAGACACGACTACTAACGTACTAAAATATCCGAATTGTAATTGGAACGGACAGATTGGAGAATTTTTAACTAATGTAGACCCGATATATATATCAAGCGGAAATACGGCAAACCTTAATCAACCTTATATAGCGCGTCTACAAACGATGTTTAGACCTTTTATAAAAGTCAAATATTTAGTACAGAAGATATTTCAAAGACACGGATTTACCTTTACATCTAATTTTTTTGATAGCGCATATTTCGAGCGTTTATTTGTTGATTATAATTGGGGTAAAGAAATAAATTGGGCAGAGCGTGGCGTCTTAGGAAGAGTCGATAACTCGAGCGATAGTGGTCAAGTGTTCGGAACGGGAGGTGGGAGTACTGCGGTCTTGTCAGATAATAATACATTTTTAAGCGCAGGTTATAATACTACAACCGGAGTATTTACAGCACCGGCAGGTAATATGACCTATAATTTAACGGCAACTATTGTGTTAAAAAACCTTAGAACCGGAAGTTCTTTTTTAAATACACAAAACGCATTAGTTATGTGGGTACAAACTGGAACGCCAACTATTTTAGCTTTTACATCTATTAGTATTCCACCACAAGGAATAAGGACGGCAGTAGTTAGTATTCCCACATCAAATACAATAGCCATAAACTCACAAATACGAGTACAAGTGGTTATTACAAACGCCGGTTCGGACGGAGCAGAATTACAATCGTCAAGTAGAATAGAAGGTACTGTTACGGGTACGACTATAATCGGAGGAACTCTAATGAATACAGAACGCGGTAAATTAAAGCAATGGGACTTCTTTAAGGGACTTATTACTATGTTTAATCTTGTAACCTTACAAGACCCTAATGATTCCAGAAATCTAATTATAGAGCCGTATGACGATATTTTTGGCGAAGGTAATAAGAGTATAAGAGAGTACGATTGGACGGATAAGGTTGACTCTAAGGAGTTTAAATTAAAACCTATGGACTTAAAATCTAAGACTACATTTCAATATACAGAAGACAGCGATTATCCTTTCGGTGTATATAAGTCAGCTACAAACGGATATTTATACGGAAGTCTAGAATATACTGTTCCGGATTATACACAGGTAAAAGGCGAAACAAAAGTCGAAGCAAAACCTTTTGCAGCTACAATAGTAAAACCACATTTCGCGTCGATACCGGATTGGATTGGTCCGCAGATTTATAAAGCTAATGCAGACGCAACACAATTCGAAGGTATGGCAAATAAACCTCGAATCTTATACGACGTAACAGGAGACACAGGAAGCACTTTTAATCCTGCCGGAAATGGTACACCTATGCCGTCCGGAGTTACTTACTATATACCATTTCAAAATGGTTCTAGCGGAGTAAATCAAGACCATTATTGTATATTTTCACACGTTAATAATTATCCGTCTACTTTTGCAGATAGAGACTTAAACTTTGGTCCGTGTCAATTAATAGGTATCGGTGTCCCTCCGGTTGATAACTTATATTCTAGACATTATCAGAATTATTATTATGAACTATACAACCCGAACACTAGAAAAATGAGTATAAATATTTTATTAACTGCACAAGATATTGTGAATTTTAAATTTAATGACAGAATAAGAATTAAAAATCGAGTCTTTAGAGTGAGTAAAATAAACTATAAACCAAGACAATTAAGTAAAGTCGAACTAATATTAATACCATAATGCCGAACAGAATATCTAATATAGAACCGCATAAAATAGATGAGACAGGAATAGTTACATTTACCGACGGAGTTAATACAGGGCTTTTTGCGAATCAAAGAGTTTGTGAAGCATACGGATATACATACGATACTTTTTCTGGAACTTGTCGAATTAATCAAGTATTTGTAGCGTCACTAAATAGCGAGTTTGACAATCAAAGTTCAAGAATAAATGGCGTTCGTAATAATATAGGAAACACAACAAAAAATATAACAGTAAACGGAGACGTAAACACAGTTCTAGGGACAACTAAAAACGCATTATTAAACGGCGAAGGACATATTATAGATACTGCCGTAAGTAATTGCACAGTACTTGGTCAAAAAGGAAACGTAATAAGACAAAGCGAAACTTTAATTGGCGGTGGAGTTAATGAGTTAATTATAGGTGAAGACGAAGAGGCGATAACCTTATCAACACAAAGACAAATGTCTGTAATACATTTATCCGGAATAACAACAGATAATACTGCTACTAAATTAACTATATGCGGAGATGGAAGTAGTTTTATAAATGTAAAAAACAATACTATTTTAGGATATGAAGTTTATATTACAAGATTAGAATTAGGTGGAGCATCCGGTACTGCCGGAAACTTTAGTTATCGAAATTTAAAAGGTTGTGTAAGAATTGCTAATGATTATAGTATGACTTTTACAACCGCTTTTACACGTAATATAGCAAGACAAGGAGTAAACGGAACGACTACATTAGTCGATAGTTCGACTTCGGACGTTAAGTCGATAACAGTACAATGTACAGATAGAAATAATATTAATAACGTATGGAGTGCGGTTGTTTATTTACACGAAATAATATCACTAAATACAGATTTTATAGACGAATAATATGGCAACAAAGCAAGAAATAATAGAAGCAATAATTAAGTCTAATATTGGAGACGTAGCAGACGGAATAGATAAGGCAGCGAAAAAGACAGAAGACCTCGCACAAGCCACAGACAAAGTAGACGGCGGTATGAAAAAGGCGTCAGGAGGCGTCAAGAAATTAGCCGTAGGGTTCGGAACTTTAGCAAAAGCTAGTGGTATAATCTTTATAATAAATAAGGCATTTGAAGCCTTCCAAGAGGTCGCAAGTAAAAATCAAACTGTACTAGACGGATTCCGAGTAGCGACAGAAATGGTTAGTATAGCGTTTAACGATCTGTTTAAGTTTATACAAAGTAACGTTGGAGCAGTTACAGGATTCTTTAAAGAACTATTTGAAAATCCTGTTGAGAAAATTAAGGAAATGCGCGACGCTATTAAAGAAGGTATTATTGACCGATTTAATCAATTAAAAGAAGTTCTTGGACTTGTAGGAAAAGCTTTTGGTCAATTAATAAAAGGCGAATTTTCGGCAGCGTTTGACACTATAAAAGAAGCCGGAAAAGAATCAGTTGACGTTATAACGGGCGTAGACGGGAGTTTTGAGCAAGTTAAGGAAACTATTAAAGATACAGTAGAAGCCGTTAAAGACTATACGAAATCAACATACGACCAAGCTAAGGCATTAGTAGAAAGCGAAAAAGCAGCGAACAGGGCTGCGGTCGAATTTGCTAAATTAAACGCGGACTTTTTAAAACAAGCGGAAGAACAAAGACAGATTAGAGACGACGAAACTAAGACCTTTGCGGAACGTATTGAAGCGAATAATAAACTAAACGAAATACTTGCACAACAACAAGAGTTACAAAGAGACGCTATACAAAAACAAATAGATTACGCACAAGCGCAGTATGATATAAACGCGAGTGAAGAGAATTATATAGCATTACAAGAAGCAAAAGTTTCTATGCTCGAATTAGAAGAAACCATAACTGGTCAATTATCCGAGCAAAAAACGAACGCAGTATCTTTAGCAAAAGAATTACAAGAAGCAGAAAACGAATTAGCTTTAGTCGGTAAAACAAATAGAGAATTAGAACTTGCTGAATTAAGACAAACTTATGACGCAAAATTAGAATTAGCAAGAAAAGCTGGAGTCGATACATTAGCAATAGAAGAGGAATTTTTAGTTAAGGAAAAAGAAATAAATGACGCATACGACGAAGAGGAATTAGCAAAAGCAAAGGAAATAGCAGACGCTAAAAGGCAGATTGCTTTCGATATGCTTAACGCAATAGCCGAAAATTTACAAGCGTCTTTAGACTTTCAAGCCGAAGCAATAGAAGAAAATTACGAAAAAGAAACGGAGTCTGTAAATAATAGATATGATAAACAAATCGAAGCAGCTAAGCAAGCCGGAAAAAGTACAGTCGAATTAGAAAAAGCGAAGGAACGAGAACAGAAAAAAATAGATAAAAAAGCCGAAAAAGACAGAATAAAAAACGCGAAGGCACAGAAAAAATTACAAGTAGCTATGGCTACAATAGAAACTTTTAAGTCTGCAACGGCAGCCTTTTCTGCTTTAGCACCGATACCGATAGTTGGTCCCGCTTTAGGTATAGCAGCTGCCGCCGCAGCTGTAGTAGCTGGATTAGCTAATGTTCGTAAAATATTAAAACAAGATGTAGGAGGAGGTGCCGGAGGAGGTGGTGGCGAATCCGGAGGAGGAAGCGGAGGTGGTGCACCGGCTACCGCACAACCACAAGCACCCGCTCCAAGTATGATGTCCGGTAAATTCGAATTAGGTGGAGCAATTAAGCCTGAGCCGGTTAAAGCGTTTGTAGTAACAGACGAGATGACAGATTCACAGAATCAGTTAGAAGGAATTAGAAAAGAATCGACTTTATAAAATCAAATAAATTAACTAAATAAATATTATATAATATGACGTGTCCAAAATGTAACTTAGAAAAAGAATGTGAATACGAAACGCAAGAAGAGTGTATTAACGAAAATAAAACCGAGAAATAATGAACGAAAAACCAACCCCATTAGCTTATGCGACTTTCGAAGAGTTTAAAAAAGCAGAAGCAGAATACAATAAAAATATAGAGACTAAATTAACCGCAAAAGTCAAAGTCGAGTTAAGTCTTGCAAAGGATATTAGCGCATTAAAAGATACTTTAAAAAAATCTTGGAACGATTCTAAAGATATGCTTGACGAAGGCTTGACCCAAATTGACGAAATAGCAATAGCAAGAGACGAAGCAAGAGGAGTAGCAGAAGACATAGACGAAAGGATAATGGACAATATGGATTTAGTAGGAGAAGCAAATAAACTCATAACTGAAGCAGAAAAATTAACAGAAACTTTAGGTATTAATGTAGAAGACTTGCCAGGATTTGTTGAATTAGAGGAAGAAAGTATTGCGTTAAATGATATGACACAAGACTTAGAAAATACAGGAAGTGATTTAGATGACGCAATAGGTCGATAATATGAAAAACACAAAAATAGTAGAATTAGTAATCGAGGACGAATCTGAATCATTAGCAATTGACGCTATAAGTTTAGTATCGGCACCGGCTATTGAACAAGACTTTGTATTTTTTGGAAAAGAAAAACAGAAACTAACTTTCGCAAAATTAGATAAGGAAAAACGTATGCTTGTAAGTCCGGCACTTATACCGAACAAACAAATATTTAGATACGACGCTAATTTAGACCAAGAATACTATGTTTACTTTAGTCCGGAGACAGTTAGAAAAGCGTCTGAATTATATTTAAAACACAATAATCATCATAAAGCGACTTACGAACATCAAGACAGAGTAGCCGGAGTTCTCACAACGGAATCTTGGATTATAGAAAATCCTAAAATGGATAAGTCTAAATTATACGGATTCGATTTACCAAAAGGAACGTGGATGGTCAAAATGAAAATCGAGAATGACGAATTATGGAATAAAATAAAAGAAGGCGAACTCAAAGGATTAAGCATAGAAGGTTATTTTGTAGATAAAATGCAGAAGATGTCAGAGAAAAAGCCGACAGATCTAGAAATTTTAGAAGCACTAAACGAAATAATACGCGAGTTTAAAAAATCAAATGAATAAATAAAATTTATATTATATACTGTACACATTAAAAAAAATCATAATATTATGGATATTAAAGAACAAATATTAGTAGCATTAGGTCTAAACAAAGCAGAAGAAATTAAATTAGAATTTCAAGCTAAGACCGAAGACGGCACAATCGTTGTTTCTACGGCAGACGAATTAGCGTCAGGAGTAGATATTTCTGTATTAACCGAAGACGGCACGACAATACCTTTGCCACCGGGCACATATAAGCTAGATACCGGCGTTTCTTTTATTGTAGAAGAGGAAGGTAAGGTGTCGGAAGTTATGGAAGCAGAAGCAGAAGAAACCGAAGCAGAGGAAGAGGAAGAAAAAGAAGAAATGGCAAAAGAAGAGGAAGAAAAAGAGTATGAAGAGGAAGAAAAAGAAATGGCTGACTACGACTTCGAGGAAGTAGAAAAGAGGCTTGCAAAACTAGAAGAGGAAATCGAAGAACTAAAAAAGAAGGAATATGGCGATAAAGAAAAAGAAGAGGAAATGTCAGAAGCACTTCCGGAGCCAAGCGACAAACCTCGAACTAAGACTACAAAAACAACAGAAACAATAGAATTTAGTTTAGAGGAATTAAAAGCAGAAAACGATAAGTTAAGAGCGGAACTAGACAAAAGTCCGGCAGACGCGCCTATAACGACTAAAAAGACCGGTTCTGCAAGAGTTAGTTTATCGAAAAGAGACTACAATCGATTAAACAAGAATGAAAAATTTTTATACAACTTAAATAAATTATAATTAAACAATATTAAAAAATGGCAACAACATTCTCAACATCAAGTAACTTCACAGGAAAAGCAGCCGGATTTTACATTTCCGCTGCCCTTAAAGAAGCGAATAGTTTACAGTACTTAACTTCGATTGAAAATATCAAGTTTAAGTCGAACTTACAAAAAATGGCAGCTAGCGACGTAGTAAAAGACGCGAACTGTAACTTTGACCCACAAGGGACATTAGCTTTAACAGAGACTCAATTAGTACCTAAGAATCTACAAGTAAATATGGATTTATGTAAGGATACATTATTAGACTCTTGGGAGGCGTTACAAATGAGAGCAGGAGCGGGAGCACCTCCTCCGGCTAGTTTCACAGACTATGTAATATCTTACTTAGGTGGAATTATAGCAGAACAAGTAGAAAATAATATATGGTCAGGACAAGGCGCTTCAGCAGGAGAGTTTGAAGGACTTACAACGGCAACTACAGGAGCGTTCGCGGTAGCAGCTAATACTCAAAATATTTCGGCGGGTGGTACGTTTATTTCGGGAGCAGGAGCAGGTAATATTATAACAGAATTACAAGCAGTGACTACAAGTTTAGCAGCTAACGTTCCTAACATAATAAACAAAGACGATTTACATATATACGTTAGTCCGAAGACTTACTCTTTATATATACAAGCTATTTCAGCTGCAGGTTACGTAAACGCTTATCAAATGAATGGCGATTACAAGCCTGTATTCGAAGGGTATAAACTAGCGGTTTGTAACGGATTCCAAAATGACCAAATCGTAGCTGCACAATCTTCGAACTTATACTTTGGAACAGATCTACTTTCTGACCAAACTAGAATTAATGTTATGGATATGGCTAATTTAGACGGCTCAGATAACATAAGAATAGTTGCTAAATATAGCGGAGGTACGCAAGTAGGATTAGGTGACGAAGTAGTTTGGAATAAATAATAATTAACTAGAAAGGAGGTGTTTCGGCACCTTCTTTTTATAACTTTTAAAATATAATATATGGCTTGTACTGCATTAACTAAAGGAAGAACTCTAGATTGTAAAAGACAATCGGGCGGTGTAAAGTTTTTATATTTTTCAGTATTTGATGATATATCCGACTCTGACATTACTTATAATGCAGCTGCCGGAGTACACGAAATATCAGCTATTAACTTCCAAAGTAGCACAATTTACAGATATGCAGTACCGCGAGGTTCTACTACTGTAAACGAAGCTATCACAGGAAGTACTGAAAACGGAACTTTATTTTATACACCTACTGTAAATTTAGTCCTTAACAGACTAACAAAAGAAGACCAAAACGAAATTAAGTTACTTGGTCAAACACAAGTAAGAATATTCGCACAACTTAACGCTCAAACAGATAACGGAAACGACGTAATCGTTGTACTAGGAGCAAAGAACGGATTATCTATGAACGCCGGAACAGCTGATTCTGGAGCAGCGTTTGGAGATAGAAACGGATATACTTTAACGTTTGACGGATTAGAAGCGGAACCATTTCCGTTCCTAAAAGACCCTGCAGCTGGTACCGCACCATTCGGGGACGCAGGTATAACAAACGTAACTATCGACACAAATTAATCATTCGACTGATTTCAGTGTTTTCATATCTTGGATTAGAGGGCGTTTTGCCCTCTTTTCTTTTATAACAAAATATTTATAACATTTTTCTATTATATAGTATGATACAAGGAGTACAGAAAGCAGGAATAATAGCATATCTAAATTTATTAGAAGACCGCATTAATTTAAATGTTCCAAAAGAAAATTTAAGGTATTTATTTAAGATTACAAATGATATGAATAAAGCGGAGTTTTACTCTTATGCTATTCATACTTTTTATGCAGAAAGATATGTTAAATGTTCGTTTAATTATAATACAAATCCTAATATTTTTAATGGCGATTTAAAATTACAACCGGCAGGATATTATAAGTATGAAGTCTACGAAGTAGCTTGGGACCAAGGTTGTACAGTAGAATTAAGCAGTAATTATGCACCTGTAAACGAAACACAAGTATTATCTGACCCTTGCGCAGGAGTAGTACAAGGATTAATAGCTATTGGAAAATTGTATTTATCAGAAAAGGAGGGCGAAGAACAAGTACAATATGTGCAAAGAGTCGCTCCTACTACAACAAATTATATATATTACGGACAATAAAAAAATAAAAAATGGCAATAGAGAACGTACAACAATTATTATTAGAGCAATTAGGTAAAAATCCTGGCACTACGATTATAAACGCAGATTCTGGTAGTGTTTCCGGAAACTTTTATTGCGTTCATTTCCCTATCGAAAGTGTAATACATTCGAACACAGTAACCGATATGGCAAGTTCACAAAGTAACCTATTAAACTCACAAACATATCCGGCAGGTACTACATTATTTTTAAACTTTGCGACGTTTAAATTAACAAGCGGACTAGCAATATTATATAAAGAATAAAATATGCCCTTAGCACAAAGAATGTCGTTATGTTTACCTACAATCCGACCTTTAGGAGGTTGGAGCCCTAGATCTGAAGACACCGCATTAGCTTGGTGGGAAAAAAACACAGGTATAACTAAAGAAGGAAGCGTATTATTACAATGGAATGACCAAATAAACGGAGACCATAACTTTAGTCAAGCAGACGAAGAAAAAACACCTACTATTGATTCGAATGGTGTTGTTACATTTACAGGAGGTCAGCATTTAGAAATAGGAACGCAAATAACGTTCGCAGAGTCTTCGCAATTTACTTTCGGTATGCGAGTAGATGTTAGTGAATTGGGTTCGTTATTCGCGGATAATACAAGCACAGGAGAGTTTTTAAGACTTACATCCGAAACTAATCTGCGAGTAAGAATCGGAAATGCAACATCACATAACTTTGCCTTACCTTCCGGAACTTGGTCAGATAAAAAAACTATTATAGTAACAAGAGACGCGGATATGACAGTTAAGGTATTTCACGACGGCACACAAATTAGTAATACTGTAACTGACGAGGGGCAATTTTTAATAGATGTTTTTGGTGTTCGCAGAATAGATACAAACCCTTATGAAGGTACTTTACACGAAGCAGCGATATTTACGAGTACAAGCGACCAATTGGTAAGCGACTTAAATAATTATTTAATTAAAATATAATGAAAAATAATATTATAAGCATAGATTTAGGTGTTGAAACTTCGCCACAAGTTAAAGAAGTACACGGACAAGACTATATTGAATATGGTACAGACGAGTGGGCAAACTTATATCCACAGTTTTTAATTGATTTATACTATAATTCGAGTACAAACGCTGCTATCATAAACGCTACGGCAGAAATGATAAGCGCAGAGGATATCGTAATAGATGACGAAGACGATAATCAAAGAGACCTAGACGCTATTGTCAAATTAAAGAAGTTTTTTGCTAATGCAAACGGCAAAGAAAGTTTACACGAAGTAATAAAAAAGGTATCTTTTGACTTTAAATTACAAGGAGCGTTCGCTTTAAATATTATATGGTCACAAGACCGAACAGAAATAGCAGAAATATATCACATACCGGTCGAAAAACTACGTTGTGAAAAGCCAAACGAAATGGGGCAGGTAAAAGGATATTATATATCTGCGGATTGGACGGATATTCGTAATAATCCACCTACAAGAGTACCTTGTTTTAATATAAATGACAGGACTTCCGCGAATCAAGTATTATATAGCGGTCTTTATTCGCCGAATATGTCAGCTTATTACACTCCGGATTATCTTGCCGGAAATAATTGGAGTCTTATAGACCAAAAAGTTAGTGAATTTCATTTAAATAATATTAAAAATGGCTTTAGCGGTTCATATTTTATAAGTTTCGCAAATGGAGTACCTACACAAGAAGAGCGTTTACAGATCGAAAGAAGTTTAACTGAAAAATTTACAGGGTCAGAAAATGCTGGTAAGTTTATTCTTACTTTTTCTGACGATAAAACAAGAACTCCGGAAATTACACCGGTATCCGTAGCAGACCAAGATAAACTTTTTATTAGTTTACAAGAATTATTAGTACAAAATATATTGACTGCACATAGAGTTACGTCTCCTATGCTTATGGGTATTAAAAACGAAACAGGACTTGGCTCAAATGTAGACGAATTGAATAGCGCAGCTAATTTTTACTTAAATACAGTAGTAAAACCCTTCCAAGACCATATAATAAAGGTATTTAGAAAATTATTTATGGTTAATAATATGGATATGCCGATAAGTTTTGTACAATTAAAACCTATTACATTAGAATTTAACTCGGAAGACCTCAAAGAAGTAATGACACAGGAAGAAATTAGAGAGGAACTCGGATTAAAACCATTAGAGAACGAAGAACCGGAAGCGCGTAGACGCTTTAGTAAAGTAGGAAGTATGGTTACTGACGGAAAAGAAGGTAAAATCGACTTACCTTTATATGACACAATAGAGGAAGCAGAAGAGGAAGCAGAAAAACTAGGTTGTAAAGGTTATCACGAACATACTCTTGACGGAGAAACTGTATATATGCCTTGTGAAGACCACGACCAAATTAAAGAAATAGCGAATTTAAAAACAGATTGTGGTTGTAAAGAAGAGTTTATCGAACCGAATCCGTGTTGGGAGGGTTATGAGCCCATAGGAACGAAAATAAAGGACGGAAAAGAAGTACCGAACTGTGTACCTATAAAAGCTACAAAGATGGCGCAGGAGCGCTTAAAATCGTTTTTAGCGGGTATTGAGGACGTTCCGAAAGACTGGGAGTTAGTAGACACACAAATTGTAGACGGAGAACATAAATTATTTGATTTTGAAGAAACATTAAACAGTATAGCTAATAATAAATTAGAGTTAGCAAGTACTGGTACCGCAAGACCGAACGCAAGAAGTAAAAGGGACGGCGTAAACAAATCTTTTAATGAGTATTTTAAGGTTAGATATGTATATACAGAAGACAAAAGTTTAACTAATTCGTCCGGAAAAACAAGAGACTTTTGCCGATTAATGGAAGACGCAGATAAAATTTATAGAAAAGAAGACATTATACAAATGGAAAAACTCGCGGTTAATCCAGGCTTTGGTCCTGACGGAAGCGATACTTATGATATCCTACTCTATAAAGGTGGCGCGAATTGTCATCACTACTGGGAACGTAGAATTTACAGAACTTCTTTAAGAAGAGCAAAAAGTAAATTAAGGAATGCAGATATAATTTCGGAAGCACAAGCGATAAGTGACGGATTTACATTAGAAAAAGATGATAAACTAATTATTACTGCACCTAAAAAAATGAAGAATAACGGATATATAAAAGCAAGATAATATGGCATACGTTTTATTTATAAGTGAGGAAAAGCTAAAAGATTCTACTGCAATCAATATGAATGTAGATGTAGATTTATTATTACCTTTTGTAAGACAAGCACAAAAACTATATGTTGAACCTAAACTCGGAACAACTTTATATGAACATTTAAAGACGGAAATACAAAACGGAACTTTAGCGAATCAAGATAAAATTTTAGTAGACGATTATATAGGAGACTTATTGCCAAATATGGCTTTATATCACGCCATACCTTATCTTAGATTTAAGGTTGAGAATGGAAATATATTTGCTAAGACTTCTGAAAACGGCACCGCTTTAAGTACAGAAGAAGCGCAAAATTTACGCGAAGAAGTTAAGAATACAGGCGAATATTATATTGAAAGAATGATAGAATATATAACAAATAATATTTCTTTATTTCCTAAATACAATACTAATAGTGGAGCAGATATTAGTCCGGACAGAAACGCATATTACTCTGGAATGAATTTAGAAAAACCAAGAGAACAAGGAACAAAGATAACATTAAACGACTTTTTAACACCTGATATCGGTTACTAATGAAGAAAAGATATAAAGTAAAACAAAAAAATATTGTGAAATTAAAGTCATTTTTAAAGAAAAAGAATAATGAAGGAGGTACAAGACACGCTACAAGTAGGCGTAGCAAATAGCACTGCTATTGCTTTTAGTATAACAGAGTGTAACGAATATTTGACATTAATTTCGTTAGTTTTAGCGATATCATTTACAATTTATAAATTTATAAACTATGACAAAAAAAGGTAAAACAGAAGAAAAAAAGAAGCCAAAATACAAGATTATAGAACTTCCGAACGGAACAAAGGTAAGAACAAAAATTTAACACTCTATATCTAGTAAAACGCAGAACTAATTTTTTTAATACTAATATACTACAAAGGGGGTCAAGTCCCGCAGAACGTCTCAAAACGCGTCATATGAAAGAATTAAAATATTTTAAATTAAGCGAGTTTGATAGTCCAGATGAGGTCGGTAGCGGTAAAAAAATGTGTAAAAAATTTCTTGCACAATTAGATTTTGCGCGACATTTAGCCGGTGTTCCATTTAAAATTACGTCCGGCTACAGATCAAAAAAATGGAATTTAAAAGTTGGCGGTCGAGTCGGTTCAAGTCATCAGTTTGGCGTAGCTTGTGATATTTTATGTATTGGAAGCAGAGACAGAGCATTAATAATAAAATCACTAATTAACGTCGGAATCACAAGAATTGGAATCGGTAAAAGTTTTATACATTGCGACGTTGATAACAAAAAAGACCAAGATGTTTTTTGGCTCTATGATTAAATAAATTTACTAACTTAATAAAACATTATGAAAAATTTTATTTTAACACAATTACTAAACTCTAAAAAAGTATGGTTAGGTATATCATCTATTGTAATACCTTTAATTGCCAAAGCTTTAGAAGTTGACGAAACTAGTGTAAGTCAGATATGGTGGTCGTTAATAGCTATGCTTTTAGGACAATCCGCAGCGGACTTTGGAAAAGAAAAGAAGTAACAATCGTTACAGATTAAAACCGAACGAGATACTCGCTTTACAAAAAATACGTGCTAATGACATAAGAAATGTATTGGTTATTGGGGACTTGCACGAACCCTTTTGTTTAGACGAGTACCTCGATTGGTGTAAAAAACAATATGACCTTTTTCAATGTAATCAAGTTATATTTATCGGTGACATTATCGATAATCATTATTCTAGTTATCACGAAACTTCTGCTGACGGGATGGGCGGTGCTGATGAGTTGGAACTTTCTATTAAAAGGATTGCGAGGTGGTACAAAGTTTTTCCGGACGCGACTGTTATAATAGGAAACCACGATAGAATGATTATGAGGAAGAGTCAAACTTCCGCGATACCTTCTAAATGGATTAAGTCATACCAAGAAGTTTTAGAAGTACCAAATTGGATATTTACGGAACGATACGAACAAGATAATGTACAGTACATACACGGCGAAGGAGGTCAAGCTTATAATAAGTGTCGAGCAGACCTTATGAATACTGTACAAGGTCATATGCATACCTTAGCCGGATGTCAACATTTCGTAGGTCGTAAGTACAGAGTCTTTGGACTACAAGTCGGTTGCGGTATCGACTTTAGTAGCTACGCTATGGCATATGCTAAATACGGCAAAAAACCCGCAATAGGTTGTGGCGTTGTTCTTGAGAACGGAACGCTTCCTATTAACCTATTAATGCCTTTGTAATCAATCACTTATAAACATATATTTTGTTAATAACTTTGTGAGTAAAGTTGTGAATATTATTTTTTTTATATATCTTTGTAACATAACCAATAAGAAAAATTATGAAAACAAAATACTACGAGGAGTTAGTCGATTATACTATCGAAGGACTCGAAAACCTAAAAGGTACAAACCCCGAAGCAACAGACGTACATCATCAATTATTTAATACCGATTATTATATTATCGGCACATATAAAGCAGAAGTTTGGCTAGAGGAAAACGTCGGCACATTCGAAGCTATTAGAGAAATTAAAGAATACGAGAAATGGAATTTCGGCGAAGTTACGACAGACCTAAGTAATCCGGAAAAAGTAGTCAATATGTTCGTATATATTAAAGGCGAAGAAATTTTACAAGATACCAAAATATATACCGACTATTGGAACGACCAATTAACAGACGAACAGATACAAGAATCTATTAATAGTATAGAGTATTTTAAACCAGTTAATATTAAATTACAATAAAGATATGAAATCAAATTATATTATGCTAGAAGCAACGAACAAAGACGAAGCGGTAAAGTCTATACTTAACGTAATAGAAGAAAATCCGTTATGGCTTAATAAGGTAAACGGCTCATTATTAGCCATTCTAAGAGTATTAAGCGAAGAGGAACGAGCGTTCCTATTAGAAAAACAATTAGACGAACACGTAATAGATTTATTCGTCAATATGAAACAAGAATATTATAACTATAAAGACATAACACAATGGAACTATTAGCACAAGACTTTCACTTTAAAAGTAACTCGATTTATGGCGCATATTCGAGCGAGTCTAAACAAGACGCCATTACAGGACGATATTATACAGATCTAAAAGACAACGATATTAGCGTCAGAATATACGGAACACAAGAAGAGATTGACCAAGCTTGTGAAGACTATATGAAGGGCAAGTCGATATATTTAGACGAATGTTACAATTATCAAGTCGAGCCGGTAGGTTCATATTGGTACGATATTATGCTTCCGAACGCAGACGAACAAAACGAGCGCGTAGCTAAAAAGCTAAAAGAGTACAATAAGATTTACAAAGAGACCGGTAAACCATTAATTATAGGATTATACTAATGGAAGAGCATAGAAGACTATATAAGATTAATACATTCCAAGCTTATAAAGACGAATTTTGTCTAAGAGGCGAAGACGAGTCAGGACAAGACCTTACAATATGGTTCGATTCTAGCGACTTTTTAAAATGGATTAATCAAGAACAATTAGAATACATAAAAGAAACACTAATTAAATATTTAAAAGAGATATGAAAACAATAAACATTCACGGAAAAGAGTATGTCGAGGTTAATGAACGCATAAAGTTTTTTAGGAAACATTATACAGACTGGTCATTAACGTCTGAAATATTAGAATTAACAGAAAATAGATGCGTTATAAAATCAACAATACATAACGATATCGGTTATGCAGTATCTACAGGTATTGCGTTCGAAACACTAACAAATCACGGAGTTAATAAGACGTCTTTTATAGAGAACTGCGAAACGTCAGCGAACGGAAGAGCATTAGGCAACTTAGGTATTGGCATAGATAATAGTATAGCTAGTGCGGAAGAGGTTAAAAATGCTATTGAACAAGATAAACCGAAGGAAAAAGAAAAGTTATCCGGAAGTAAATATCAAGCTATGATTATCGCAATCGGCGAAGGAAAAGCAGATCTAGTTAAAAAGCGAATGCAAAGTTATAAACTAACAAAAACGCAAAAAGATAAACTAGAAGAACTAATTAATACTAACTTAAATAAATAAAAATGATACACATTACAGGAACTATCGTGCAAATTTACGACGTAGAAACTATTGAAACAAAATACGGCGAAAAACAAAAACAAATGTTTAAACTAGACCAAGGAGATTTACATTATCCGGAAGTAGTTATAACAGTTATGGGCGAAGAGAGAATTAGTCGTCTAGCAAAAAGAAATGTAGGAGACTATGTTGAGGTCGCTTGTTACATTAACAGTCGAGAATATAACGGCAAGTTTTATCACAATATAAACGGGTGGAGTATATTCGACGCAAAAGTATTAGAAAAAGATTCGTCAAAATTTGTAACAGGAGACGATACCGATATGCCATTTTAATTATGACAGAAAAAGACGAATTTAAAGCCATATGCGACCTCACAACAAAAGTTATGGGGTTGCGTAAGGGTTCATTATCTTATAAGACTCGAGAACACAAATACCAAATCCCGCGTATGGTAGCAAGTATGATAGCTTTAAAAGAACAAGGATTACATAAAACAATTATCGCAGAAGGTATAAATAGAGACCGGACATTAATTAATCATTACGAAGTTAATCACGAAGCAAATATACGTTGGGAAAAGTATAGATCTGTTTTTAATAAGATTTACAAAGAATATAAAAAAGAAATATCGAGTAAAAAAGTATTTAAGGACAAGCGAGAAATGAAAAGATACATATTTAGTAACGGAGTTAAATTAAGCGAAAAGGCAGAAATATCAATCTTAGTAACTTCCGGACAAATACAGATTATTATTCCTACGTCTTATGTAGATTTCTCCAATCAAATAGAAATTATTAAATTTATACTCAGAGACTATTTATTTAAACTCGAAATAAAATGACCAATAAGCCAAGTTACTACGCTATAATACCGGCAAATGTAAGATACGACGAAACCTTAACGCCGAACGCAAAACTATTATACGCGGAAATTACGGCGCTATGTAATATGAATGGTAAATGTATAGCAAGCACAAATTACTTTGCAACCCTTTACAACGTAAGTCGCGTATCTATACAGAAATGGCTTAAACAGTTAGAAGACAATAATCACATATTTAGAAAAGTAGTTTACAAAGAAGGTAGTAAACAAATATTACATAGGTATATAACAATAGTTAACAACCCTTGTATCAAAAAATATACAGATAATAATAATATATCTATAATTAATAATAATCTTACAGATAGTAATAGCCGTTTTGTAAAACCTTCATTAATAGAAGTCGAGGAATATTGCAAGAAGCGAAACAATAACGTCGATAGCGCGTCTTTCTGCGACTTTTACGAGTCTAAGGGGTGGAAGGTAGGAAGAACTAAAATGCGTGATTGGAAGGCGTCTGTGCGAACTTGGGAACGTCGTGAGGTTAATACGAATAAAGTCGATAAACAATTAAACGAATATATAAAAGGAAAAGAATTACTATGAAAATACAAAACTATACAATAGAGAATATTAGACTAGAAGACCACCCTAAATACTGCGACGCATATTTAAGCTATGCAGAGGACGAAAAAGGTCGCGAATTAACAGATCTAGAATTAGAGCGGTGGCAAGAAGAGAATCCGGAAGAGTTTTATCAATTAATACAAGAAGCAGTACGATGCGTATAATAGATTATGACATAAAAGATTTAAAGCATAAATTATACGATTTAGTTGCAAGGACAAATATCGAACTCGGATTAAAAACAGACGGCAAGACTATGGCGTCGCTTACGTCGATATTAGCAGAAGATTTATTAATCGAGAATAGATTTAATAAAATGACCATAGAACAGATACAAGAAGCGTTTAGGCAAGGAGTAAGGTTCGGAGACTTCGAGCCGTTTTTAAATATCCGGACATTTTATAAATGGATTATAAAACATAAACAAGTAATTAACGACGCTACATATCAAGTTAGAACACTAGGCAAAGAGCCAAAAGAAGTACCTTTTTATCAATCACAAAAATTATTAAAATGAACACAAAAGAAAAAGTCAAAGATTTAATAACAGACGTACCGGAATTAAGAGATAATGACGACAGATTATGTTGTCATATATGGTTCCGAGAAATAGAAGCTATGAATATTGTACCATTTAAAATGAATGTTACAACCTTTTTTCAATTATACGCAAAAGGTAAATTGACAAAAGCGCCAAGTATTAAGCGAGTTAGAGCAAAATTACAAGAAGAAAATCCAACACTTAGAGGTCAAAAATATTATATAAGAAAAGGAATTATGCAAGATAAATGGAGAACAGACCTCGGATATGAAGTCCGTAAGTAAACTAAAAAAAGAACTCGATAAATGGTTCAGTCTTTATATTAGACTACGCAACGCTTACGACGGAGGAATAACGACTTGTTATACTTGCGGAAAACAAGATGACTTTAGAAGGCTACAATGCGGACATTTTCAAAGTAGGAAATATCTAGCTACGCGTTGGAACGAGCAGAATTGTCAAGTCCAATGTAGCGCTTGTAATGTTTTTCGATACGGCGAACAGTGGAAATTCGGCGAAAAACTTGACGCAGACTATGGGCAGAACACAAGTCTAGATTTATATAATTTAGCAAAGACTACTGTTAAAATGAGTCGAGTAGAATACGAGCAAGAAATTAAGTATTATAAAACGATTGTTAATAACTTAAAAAAAGAACTCGGTATTATGTGAAATTTTTTTATATCATTACGATATGAAAAGTCCGATATTCGCGAGTAAACATCACGAAGCATTAATTGAAGGATTTATAAACACTCATAAAACCTTTATAGAAGACTTATCCACTAAAGCTAGATACAAAAATTACATAGATAGTTTAGATCTGATTATTGATTATCATAATAATTATGGTAATAATAAAGATTCTGGAAATTGGCAGGATTGGTTAAGTATTATACCAATTAATATAACTGTATTATCAACCGGATTCTTAGCAGCTATTGAAACAAAATCTAATAAACTTCGAGTTAATAGTTACAGAACTTTAGTGTTAGAATTATCACACGAAATTACTGACGAATTACAAGAAATTTTACCGCAAAAAAATGACTGATATTTATGAGGAAATATCAAAACTTACAAATTTTTTTAGGAAAATGTCTTATGGATTAACGACGGACGAAACAGAAGTAAATGACGCGGTACAAGAATTAATGCTTTATTTCCTTACAATGAATAAAGAAACATTAAAAAAAATATGGGAAAAAGACGGAAAACAAGGAATCATAAGATATGGCGCGGTTGTACTTAATAGAGCGCTTACAAGTAAACGGAGTCCTTTTTATTATAAATACAAAAAATATTACACAAACCTTTACGGAGT